GTGGAAAATTATACATTTGAAGATATGTGGTTAGATTTAAAAAATGGATATCAAATTTATTATACGTATGTAAGAAATCGATATGTATTATTTAGAACTGCCAAAAATTGCTATACACAAAAATTGTTGTCAGATGACCCTAAAAATCCACAACCTAAAATGACAATGCTTACATTAAAAAGAGTGAAAGAAATATTTCCACACATGGAAGATATTGAATATAAAATAACAGGAGACTAGAAACAAGCTGGTTTCAACATGAAAGCATAGTGGAAAAAGTGAAAATGTCAACCATTTGTCAACCAAAGTTTTTAGTGGTTGACAAGAATAATAAAAAATAAGAGTCATTTTGACTCTTATTTTAATTTACAGCTTGTTCAAATATTTGAACTGAATTATGGCTCATTTTAGGAGTGTGATGTACATAAAGGTTATAAGTTGTATCGATATCTGAATGTCCAAGCCTAACTTGTACATCTTTTATTTCTGCACCATTTTCAATTAAAGTTGTAGCATGAGTATGTCGTAATGAATGATATGAGAAGTTAATTCCTAGTTCGTGATTAACAATTTTTGATACATATCTAAATGTACCAGGAGTAATTACACTTCCGTTTTCTCTAACACATACAAAATTAACTTTTTTGTATGTTGTAGATATATTAGAAGGTAAAAAGTATAATCTTCTATATCTTTTATTGTCAATTATTTCTTCATTCTCATATGAATTAGTATAATAAATACCATATTTTAATTTGTTTTCAGATTGTTGCTTTTTACATTTTTTTAAAAGATCTAATAGTGTATCACCGATTTCAATTGTTCTAATGCTAGTTTTTGTTTTAGGAGTTCCCAAATACCATGATTTTGTTTCTTCATTATAATACATTGATTTATTTATTGAGATTGTTTTATTTGAAAAATTAATATCCTCCCAAGTTAATCCAAAAGTTTCTCCTATTCTAAAACCTGTATAATATCCAATCATAAGTGGAAGATAATAACATGACGAAGAGTCAAATCGAGTTATTATTTCTTTAAATTGTTCTTTGGTAATACATTTTGCTTCAATTGAATCTTCTTCTTGTTCATCATATTTAGGAATTGTTACATAATTCATTGGATTCTCTTTAATAAAACCACATGGGTATACTGCATATTTTAGAGCTCCAGACAAGACACCTTTTAATCCTCTTAAAGTTTCTTTTTTTAATCCCTCCTTATAAAATTTTGTAAGAAGATCTTTTAATACAGATGGGGTTAAATAATTTAATTTATATTTCCCTAAATTAGGTTTAATATGATTTTTGATGTGATTATAATAATTTTCTTGAGTATTAATTTTTAGTTCTATTTTGACATAATTTTCATACCAATAGTCAAAATAATCTGATACAGACATATCGCTTGGTTTAAAATATAATCCAGAATTATTGTACTCTGCAAGAGCTTTAATACCTGCCTCTAAAGCTTCTTTCTTTGTGTTAAAACCAGATTTTGTAATTTGTTTTCTTTTTCCTTCAATTTTTGCAGCTTCGAATTGATACTGCCATTTTTGTCCTCTTTTTCTTACATTAATTTCAGACATAAAAATACCTCCATTTTTCAATAAAATCTTTTAATAAACTATTGAAAAGTGAAAGTATTTTCTGTATAATATTAATACATTCACTTTTAATAGTGTTTGGTAGGGAATAAATGTATCGGGTTGTGGTGATTTGATTACATCTATTCCTTTTTTATTTATATTAAACTAATATACCATATTTTTCGGTATAAAAGTTAATACATTCATTCATATATTTAGAATCTACATTAAAGTAGTCAGATAATTCATACAAATTAAAACCTTGTATGAGTTTTTCTTTTAATTTTTGAAATGGAACTAAAATAGAATAAGCCCATTTCATAGCTCTATATTCACATTTTTTCTTTTGTATATTGTCAGAATTAAGATAATATAAAGCATTACAATAATAATGCCCGTAATTCTTCTGCTAAAATTTCTTTTTCTTCAATACTATTAGTTATTTGACTATTATCTAAAGCAATATAGTAGTTATTATTAATTTCAAATATTCTAGCTTTAGTATTTGTCCACTTATAATTTAAAACATCTATTTTTTCATTCTCAGCGATTTTATACATATCTAAAGTATTCAATATTTTTTCCTCCGTAAAATAATCTAAACATAAAAAATCTCGTATTGCTACGAGATTCTAATGTATTCTTTAAAATGCTGTACATAATAACAAGTATTACACAGCAACGTATTCTATAATACATTATACTAAATAATATACTCGTAGTCAAGAAAAATATACTAATTTATAAAGAATTTTTTTATTTTTTCATCAATTAGTAGCATTTTTTCATTTGAAATTTTTACACCAGACAATATATCAAGATCCTTTTTAGGGTTGTAGATACGTTGCTTACTTATAGTTGTAATTTGATTTATTAAAGCAATAGTACCTTTTTTCATCTGGTTAAGTTCTAATTCTATTTTTCTAGATAATTCAAGTTTTTCGTCATTGGCATTTATGATATCTTTTATTTTTTGAATTTTATAGTATTTTATTATTTTTTCTTCTTCTGTATTTTCTGGGAGTGTATGTAAGTTATCTATTTCTTCTTTACAAATATCAATGTAATTTTGTACTATTTTTCCAATTTCATTATTCTTTTTTTGAAGGGTAATATATATGTCATCACCTAAAAATACAGATGTTTTTCGTGGCTTAGATGAAGGTTTTATTGAAGATAAAGGAACAACAGTCAAAGTAGAGCATGATTTAGCATTTTTCTTATCTAATACTACACAATAATGAAGACCTCCTTCTTCATTACCTACATTAAAACCTAAATTTACTTTAATAACATCTCCTCGAGAATATTCTTTTAATAATGTAGAGTTAAAAGTTTCTTCTTGATCTATGTATTTTATATAGTCCTTTAACCAATAAGAAAGAAGATTTGCTTTTTTTACATGTGATGAATCACCTAGAAGACAAGTATCAAGATACTTGTTTAATTCGGATATTGCTTCATTTTTATTTTTTATTATATTGCTTTCAACTATATTTTCGTCCATTTACTTCTCCTTGTTTTTTTTATAAATTCTGCAAATTTTTAATATATGTATTATCCTAATCGTCTAATGACAGACTTTACAAGCTTGTCTGCCTTCGGATAAAGCTTGTTGCAATGTTATTTGATGTCCTGCTCCTTTTAATGTTCTACAATTTTGAGTATGATATTTATTTCCTGATTCACCAACCCAAACAATTTCAGATGTATCTTCTGAAGATGGAGTTGTGGTTTCTTTTTCAGTTGCTGTGTTTAATATTGTTTGTTGTGACATACTACTATTTACTTTTAATTTTTGATTTTCTGTTTCAAGATTTTCTTTTTCTTGTTTTAGACTTGTATTTTCGCTTTTTAAATTTTTATTTTCTTTTTCTAAAGTCGAAAGAGATGTTTCAAGATTGGAAATTTTTGAATTTAATGTATTTGTTTCACCAGAAGTTTTGTCATTTTCTCCTATTATGCTAAAAGATAATAATAATAATGTAGACAAAATAATAATGATTATATTTTTTTTATCTTTCAAAAAATCTTTTTTTATTTGATTATTTTCCATTTTTCTTTTCCTCATTTTTCTTTTTATTCTTTATAAATTCGACAAATCTATTTATTTCTTCGATATCATTTTCATCAAGTCCTTCTTCAATGATTCCATTATATGAAGCATATTTAAAAGTATTGTCCAGTGGTAAATTGTCATCTAATAGTTCGTCTAAGGTTACATTAAAAAAAGCGGAAAGCTTTTTTGCAGTTCCTAATTTTATATCTTGAACTTCGTTATTAATAATTGTTAATAAAGTTGTATATGGAATTGCTAGGTCTCTTTCTTTAAGCTTTGTGGATAATTCTTTTGGGTTTTTTATGTTATTCTTTTTCATTAAATAATTTATCTTTTCTGCCAGGTTCAATTTTAATCACTTCCTTTTTTACTTATAAATGAATTATAACAAATTTTTTTAGGAATGTAAATAAAAAAATGCAAAAAGTTGTAAAAAAACTATTGACAAATACAAAAAACTGTATTATTATCATAACAACAATACAGAAAACTGTACTGAAAAGAACAAAAAATACGAGGAGGTGTAAAAAATGTATGAAAATTTGAAGGCAGAAATGGGAAGAATTGGAATTACAATAATGGATATATCTAGAGATTTAAATTATGTATATGAAACATTAAGAAATAAATTTAATGGAAACACCGACTGGCAAAGAAGCGAAATGTTTGCAATAAAAAATAAATATTTTCCTAGTAAATCAATAGAATATTTATTTCAAAAAAAATAACCACAACCCGATACTAAAAAGAAAGAAGGTAAAAAAATGGAAGATGTATTGTACACAGTAAAAGAAACTTCAAAATTATTAAAAACAAGTCCTAATTATGTTTATGAACTTATAAAAAGAGGTATGTTACCAGCTTTAAAATTGGGAAGTTTTAAAATTAGGAGAACAACAATATTGAATTTTTTAGAACAGAATGAAGGAAAAGATTTAACAGATTTAGATAATATTTCAAGTTTATAAGAAAGAAGGGAAAGAAATGAAACAAAAAATAATAACATTTATGATAGGAATAATGCTTATGTCCATATTCGTAATATTACCAGTGCTAGCAGGACTTTTAGTAGAATTTTTATCAAATATAATAACGATGGATTTTATAGTTAAAATAGCTTATATATTTTTAGTTTGTAACATTATATTTGTTTTTAAAATAGAAAAAAGATTACAAAATTCTTAGTTTGAAAAGCAAAGGAGTGATTATTATGGAAATAGCTGAAAAAATCAAGGAAATTTATAAACTTGCTGATGAAATTCAGAAAAAAGATAATCAAATACTTTTTGAGATAAATATTTATCAGAGTAGAAAATATGATTCTTTTTTTGAAGAAATAAAAGTAAGTATCTATTTTGTTGAAAATAATCAAGTTTCTTATTTACTAAGCGAAAAAGAAACAGAGAATGAAGAACTAGATGAAATAATAAAAAAAATAAAAAAGATAAAGGAGGAAATTTAATGGAAGTTTTATTAATATTGTGGATCTTATTAACAATATTAGCACTTATATTAGATATAGAAAATGATAAAGAAACCAATAAGATAATAGAACAATATAAACAAATTTGCACAGAATATAGCAAATTAACAGGTAGATTAATGAAAAAGATGATAAAAATAAATTTAATAATTTACTCAAATTTATCTGAAGAAGAAAAGAATAAAAAAATAGAAAAAGTTATCCAATCAAGCAACCAAACTGACATAGATAACTTCTAAAAAATCAATACTTAGCAAATGATTTTTCATATTAATTTTATCATAAAAACGTTGAAAAATCAAGAAATCGAGATAAAAACATGAAATGTGTTAATTTTAGAATCAGAACTAAAAAATATCAAAAATATTTTTATTGTATTTTTAAAAAAAAGAAAATTCAATTAAGAGAATGTGCATCATGTATAAATAAAGAATACAAAATTCAAAAAGAACTAAAGAAAAAATCTAAAAAGTTGAAGAAGCTAGAAGATAAAAGATTCAGCATAATAACAGACAATTTAAAGATATGTTATATATGCAATATAAACCAAAAAGATGATCTAAATGAGGTTTTTGAAGGCAAAAACAGGCAAATGAGTATGAAGTATGGACTAATTATACCGATTTGTCGTAAATGTCATCAAAAATATGATTTAGATATTGAATTAAGAACTAAATATATGCAAGAAGCTCAAATTATATTTGAAAAGAAATATAGTCATGAGTTATTTATGAAAGAATTTAAAAAAAATTATTTAATGGAGGATTAAAAAATGAGAGTAACAAGAGTAAATATGAAAAAATTAAAAAATGCAGGCTGCATAAAAGCTATTGCAAGTATAGTTTTAGACGAAGCAATTTGTCTAAAGCAAATTGAAGTTGTAGAAGGAAGAGAGGGAGAACTATTTATAGCTTTTCCAAAATTCAGAAATATGCAAGGAAAATTTTATAATGTAGCACATCCGATTGATAACGAATTGAGAAAGAAAATTCAAAGTGCAGTGTTAGAAGAATATAAAGAAATGGACACCAGGGATAGACAATAGTTTATCCCTTTAATTTTATTTTTTACGAAAGGAAAATGAAATGACATACATAGATTTAATGAAAGCTTTTGAGATTTGGCTCGAAACAAATTATTTACCACCAGTATCACAATTATTATGGTACAAAATGATTGGACTATTTAATAGATGCGGATGGGTTGAATGGATTTCAGTAGATAACCAAAGATTGATGGCACTCTTAGATATAAGAAGAGAAGCAACTTTTATATCATATAGAGACAAATTAATAGAAGCGGGACTTTTTAAATATGAAAAAGGAAAAAAAGGAAGTCCTAACAAATATAAAATTTGTACTGACAATTTTGAAAGTATAAATAGTAGTACAAATAGTAGTATATCAAGTAGTAAAAAGCGGAGCAAAAGCAGTAGTTAATACCGCAAACATAAATAGACTAGACAAAGACATTTATATTAATTTATTTAATATATATAAAAAAAGACTTGTAGAAGAACGAAATTTTATTAAAGTTTTTTCCGAATGCAGAAGAAATGAAAATTATCAAAAATTATCGGAAGAAAGTCAAAATGCATTATTTTATGCATTATCTGAAATATAGAAAGTGAGAAAAAACAAATGAAACAAAAAGTAATAGATATAAAAGATTATTTATCTACTGAGAAATATACAACAAGAAAAGAATTAGTTGAAGCAACAGGTTTTTCTGACAGAGAAGTAAGAAGCAAGATAAGTGAACTCAAAAAGAAAAGAGTTGTAATTTATAGCAGTCAGAATACGGGATATAGATTAGCAAAAGAATTAAAAAGTTTAACAAAAGAAGAAAGAGAAAAAGAAGTAGATCTAGTAAAACATAGTTTAAATGATTGTAAATCAAGAACTACGCAATTGAATAAACAAAAGAGAAAATATATAGCATATATCAAAAAAGCGGAGCAGATAGCTCTTGAAGAAACAAAAATAAATTATATACCAGGAATAGAAAATAAAGGAGCAAAAGAGTGTTAGACATAACAGAAATTAAATATAGAAAAGCACCTCAAAAACATAAAAAAATGCAAGTAGAAGGTGAAAAAAGTAATACGATAAATCGTAAAATGACTAAATTATATGATTATTACATTTGTGACTATTGTAAAGATGAGATAAGACTAGATAAAAAGCAAGAAGAAAGAAGCGGAGGGATAGTAGTTTTACCACATTCGTTGACAAAATGTGAACAGATTACAGTAGCTTTATGTTGTAAGTGTGTTAAAGAAGCAATAAAACAATTAGAAAAATAATTAGAAAACAAAGGAGATTTTAAAGTGGAAAATATAAAGGTTTTAGGAAATATAAAGGTTTTAGGAATAAAAATAAAATATAATGCTGCAGACGTGAGGATATTAAATCCGCGTAAAGCCAAAAGCGAGGAATTTATGAAATCTGTTTTGGAGGAATTTAAATTTAGAACAGGTTTTGTTAGTAAAAGAAGTGTAAATAGTTGGGTAAGAGAATGGAAAGCACATAATAGATTATACAAACTTGGATTATTCAAAGAGCATACAATAGATTGCGATTTGGAAGAAAATGAGAAATTACATAGATTAATAGCATATTGGATCATAGGAATTTTTTAATAGAAAAGGAGAATATTATGAGCGAATTAGATGATGAAGAATTAATTGCTACAAGGAGATTAAACGGAGTAGATGATGACTTATACAAAGAAGAAAAGGAAGCAATTTTAAAAAGAAAAGCGAAAGAGCTAGATGATTTAGATAATTTTGCAGATTTGTTAAGACCAGAACAGAGATATTATAGCAATATAATCAAAAGACTAGTTCAAAATGCTAGAAATGGAGGGAAAGATGATAATATTAAGTCAAGATAAAACTGAGATAATTAATTTTGATAATGTAATAAATATAAATATTGATGATTGTGGGGAAGAAGGATATTTGATATCAGCAGGTTTTATTGTTGGCAGAGATGACAACTATAGAGATTTAGGTTATTACAAAACAGAAGAAGGAGCAAAAGAAGTGTTACGACAACTATTATGTGAATATGAAAATTGTAATTGTAAGAGTTATTCAGCTGGATTTGGATATGTGTCTAATGCAGTATATAAAATGCCAGAAAAGTAGGGGGGAGAAGATGAGTGTTAAAGGAAAAGTAAAAAGATTAAATAGACAAATAGAAAAATTAAATTGTGAATTAATACAATTAGAAACATTGAAAAACAACAATAAAAGAATTATAGAAGATTATAGTAGTGATTTGGAAAAAATAAAAATATATGAAAATATAATAAAATTTGCAATAACTAATCATCTAGGAAATTTAAGAGGTGGAATGCGAATAGAAAGATATGGAATAGATATGGTAAGAAAAAGTGATACTGCAGAATTAAGTGAATTAGAAAAGTTTGGATTTAAGTATGGAACAAGAGATAAATTCGAATATAAAACAAAGCAAAATGGGCTTGAATCAAGAATATATATAGATTTGTTGCCTTGTAATAACAACAATAATGAAATACATGTAGAATGTTATAGTCATTCTATTCCAGAAAAAATATTAGATAAGTTATATGATTTAACAAAAGCAAATCTAATAGTAAAGGAGTAAATAAGATATGAGTAATGAAGAAAAAATTAACGAACTAGAGAGAATACAAGCTAAATTATATGATGAAGATAATGAACTTTTTGAAAAAATAATGAAATTAGAAGATTTTATAAATTCAATTAAAATAACAAAAATTTCAAAAACACAAGCAAATTTGTTGGAGGTTCAGTTTCAAGCTATGAGAACATATCATCAAACTTTAATGGCTAGAATAAACGATTTGCAAAATGAAATATTGGAGAGGAGTGATACATAGTGAAAGAAAAAACAGCAGATAAAAAGATATATTTAGTACAACAAGATGAAATAGGATCAAATATTTGGAGGTGTTCAAATTGCAAATTTGAATTTTTCTGGAATGAATGTGAAGATGATATTAAAACATCAGGAATTAAATTTTGTCCACATTGTGGCAATAAAATAGAAGAATATGTTTTTATTAAAGATGATGAGGTGGAGGAATAGTGAAAGAAAAAACAACAGATGAGATAGAAGAACTTGATGATGAGTATGCAGAAGTAGAACCAGATGTAAGCTTTGATTTAAGCTGGAAATGTAAAGAATGTGGAAGCGAAAATGTAGAATACAATATACCAATTGAAGAAAGAATTATATGTACTTGTGAGAAATGTAATAAGCAATATGAATATTATTATGAACCATATTAGGAGGTGTTTTAAGTGAAAGAAAAAGAAGAAATATTAAATAAAATGAAAAACAAGTATAAATTAGCGTTGTTTATGGTTATAAGAAACTCTATGGTAATGCCAGAAGGAAAAAAACTAGGTAAGACAGATAAAGAAATAAACAAAATGTCTTATGACACAATGTGTTCATTACTTACTATGATTGATTATAATAAAGTAAAAAAGTTTTACGAGGAAGGAAAAGATGAAAGAAAATAGTATAGAAGAAGATATAAAAATAGCACTTGATAAAGTTTTAAATAATAAAGATATAGAGTCTGCGATATTTATTGTTGAAAAGTTTATATTAGAAAATTATATTATTAAAGGTGGAAGAAACATTGTAAAAGATAGTTTACGATATGTTTTATCAGATTATAAAAGAGTATTAAAAGAAAATGAATTGTTAAGACAACAAAATATATTATATAAAAATAATATTCATGAATTAAAGGAAGCGAGGAATAAATGAACGAGGAAGAAAGAAAAATTGTAAAAAAATTCGAAAGATTATATTTAAAAGATTTTAACAATGAAAAAATAACAAATGAAGATAGATTAAGTTATATAGAATGTGCTTTAATTACAAATCTAATAGAAAAACTACAAAAAGAGAATGAAAAATTAAAAGAAGTAAGAAAGTGGTATTTTGAAAACACAATTAATAAAATATGTTCTCCAGAAATGCTAAATAAGATTCTAAGAGATGATTATATTTCGAAAAAAGAAGTAAAGGACAAGATAGAAAAAGAAATAAAACATCATGAAAAAAATATATTAGACATAGAAAATATAACTATGTTAAGGAGTAAAACAGCTAAAGAAGAAGCGGAAATTGAATTTAATAAATATGCAATAGTAGTTTTAAATAAGATTCTACAAGAACTAATAGAAGAAAGCGAGGAAAAATAGATGAAAAAAATTTTAATAGGATTGGGAATAATATTAGGGATAGTTTTAATAATAGCAGGAGATTTTATAGGAACAAATAATGCTGCAATAAATTTAGAAGAACAAATAAAGGAAAGTAGTTCAAGTATAAAAATTCAAGAAAAAAGAAGAGAGGATTTAATTTTTAACTTAGTTGATACAATACAAAGTTATAATAAATATGAACAAGATACAATAACAAAAATTATAGAGGCTAGATCAAATGCTAACAATGGAAATGTAGAAGAGGCAGAAACATTAATAAATGCAGTTGTAGAAAAGTATCCAGAATTGAAAAGTAATGAAAATTATAAGACTTTAATGACAGAATTAGCCATAACAGAAAATTTAATAGCAGAACATAGGAACAATTACAATATTCAAGTAAAACAATATAATAAACATATAAAAAAATTTCCTAATAGTATGATACTTAACATAATGGGATATGAAAAGTTAGATAATACATATTTAGAATATGAGGTTTCAGAAAATGCACCCAAAAATCTATTTGGCGAATAGAGGTGTAAAGAATGGAATTTGAAAATTTTAAAGTTACAAAGAGAGAAACATTGGTTGCAATAGCAATAACATTAGCATTGATAGGATTAGGAATTATTATTTCTGAAGCAATAAAAAATAATGTAAATGAATCTAATGAGAAATATTATAAAGCTTTAAAAATAAATAATGATGAAGAAATGTTTAAGTATGCAATAAAAACAAATGTTGGATATACATTAGCTAGTGGAACAATAAGAGCAATAAATGGAATCTCAATTGATGAATTAGATGGAATATACTTAAGCATAAAAAAAGTAAAAGAAGAATATAGAAAACATTATAGAGAAGAAAAACATACTAGAATAAAGTCTGATGGGACAGAAGAAATATATTATACAACAGAAGAATATTGGACATGGGATTATGTAGAGGAAGAAAAAATTCATGTTGATAAGTTCAATTTTCTTGGGGTTGATTTTGATTATGATACAATAGAATTTTACAATCAAAGCTATAATACAACTAAAGAAGTAGAATATCATATAAGATATAAATATTATACAATTCCAATCGAATTTGAAGGAACATTATTTACATACATAAATAACAATACTATAACTCAAAATAAATTTTCTACAAATAAAACAATTAATGAGATTGTTAAATCAAAAGAAGATGATGTGAATTTTATAAATGCAATATTTTGGATAACTTGGATTATATTTATTACACTTATAGATTTTGGTTATGTATATTTAGAAAATAATTATTTAGAAGATTAAAGAAAGGAAATACACAAATGAAGATACCTAAAATAATAAGTAAAAATAATCATGAGTACATATTTGTAAAAGAATATCCTAATTTTGTAATGTATGAAGACATGATAACACACTGTAAAGAATGTTTTAAAACACAGGATTTAGGATTAGTAAAAGAAATTATAAAACCACCAAGAGCAGATTTGAATGTAGAAAAAGTAAAATTTTAAGGAGGAACAAATGAGTAAAGAAGAATTAATAGAATTATTAAGAGATTATAAAGAGAACAAAGCAAAATTGAATATTAAGTTAAAAGAACTAAAAAATAATAGGATAAAATTAAAAGAAATAGATGTAGAAACAAGTATTACATCAAGTTTTGGAATTAATCAAGATATACATAGTAAAAATCAAATAAGTAATAAAGTATTGAAAAAAATAGAAGAAAACGAAACAAAGAAAGAAGTTGCTAAAGAAAAAATAGAAGAATTAGAAGCTGACGCTAGAAAGTTGAGAGAAAAAGTAGATCTAATAGATGATAGATTAGAGAGTTTAAAATACAAAGAAAGAGAAATCTTAGTGGCTTATTATATAGATGGAAGAACAGCAGAAGATATTGGAAACAATTTATATTTTAGATTATTTAATCAAACAAGAAGTAATAGACATATTCAAAGAATAATAGAAAAAGCAACAGATAAAATGCTAAATTTATAAAATGTCGTAAAAATGTCATAAAGATGTCGTAGTTTTATATAAAAACATATAGTATAATAGTAATAGTTAAAAAGTATTTGCAAGAAATACTGATTAATTGTTTGTGTGAGAGAGCAGATTTATATTTGCTCTTTTATAATTTATACTAATATATACTAGATATGTTAGTATTCCTTAAGATTGCTATGTAAAACTCCTTTTATTTTTTAGTTTCGAAAATTGTGTAAAAAAGAACTTTTCTAGTGAGTTCTTTTTTTGTTATAAAGCAAAAGAAAGGTCAAAACTTATGAAGAAAAAAGATGGAATTAATTGGTCAAAATGTATGAAGAAAAAATGTGAACTATGCAATAGAATTAATTATTGTTTTAGATATAGAGGTGATGGAAATGGAGAACGCAATAACGGAAGAACAAATAGAGAACATAAAGAAACAAATAATAGAAGTGGTTAAGTCAGTAATGAAAACGATAATGCAAATATATGAAAAAGTAAAAGAAATACTATTTAAAAACTGGTCAAAAATATATAAATATATACAAATATATAGAAAAACCAAAAATAAAAGAATAAAGAAAAAGCAAATTGCTAAAATAGAAAAAATATTACAAATTCTTTTTACTTAAAAGGAGTGAATAAAAATGTTAAAGATTATGCTATTAATTATATTAAGTCCAGTGACTATATTATGTGGAATGATAAGTGTGGCAATTATATATGAAATATTAAAGAAAAGTGTAGAAATAGTAGTGGATTGTGCAAAAGTAATAAATAATAGAGATGATAATCAATGTTAAAGAGTTGTCAATATTGTGGTAAGATACATGATAGTAAATATATATGCAAAGAAAAGCCAAACAGAAAAAAAGAGGTAACAGAAGCGGACAAATTTAGATGGACAAGATTATGGCAAAGAAAAAGAGAAGAAATAAAGAAAAGAGATCTATATTTGTGCCAGATATGTATTAGAGAATTATATAATACCGAAAACAAATACAATACAAGCAACTTAAGTGTACATCATAATATACCAATAAATGAAGATTATAATAAAAGATTAGATAATGATAACTTATTAACAGTATGTGATTATCATCATGAGTTATGTGAGAGTAAAAAAATACCAAGAGAAGTAGTGCAAAAAATAATAAATGAACAGGAAAGCAAAAGTTATGAATAGAATTGTTGGAATATATAAAGCAGAAATATATGAATATGAAAATGGAGATATAAGAATAGCTTACGAATGTGATAAAGATAATAACTATGAATGCAGTAAAAGTAATTGCAAGGAGGAGTATTGCACACATACACTTAATAAAAGATTTGCTAAAAATAAAATGAAAGGAAGTACTTGTCCATCAATCGAACTAGGAGTACATCCAAGTGGATAAACAATCCCCCCCTATCACCAAAGACAAAAAATAAAAATAAATTTTTACACCTACTGCATACCTTCGCTTAAAAAAAATTCCCACATCAACATAAATCAATAATATAAAAAGGAGATGAACAATATGCCAACACCAACAAAGCCGTTTAAGATATTAACATCAGAAAAAAAGTCACATAGAACAAAAGCTGAACTTAAGAGGAGAGAAGAAGGAGAGAAATCATTAAGTACAGATATAGAACTTAAAGAAAGAAAAGAAGTAAGACAAAATAAAGTAGCTCATAAGGAATTTAAAAGAGTGCAAAAAATATTAAAAAATATAGATAAAAACGATGCAATTTATGAAGCGGTTATAAATAGATATTGTTTACTTCAAGCAGAATGTTCTGATTTAGAAGAAAGAAGGGAAGAATGTTATAAGTTAATATCTGAATTAAGAGAAGAAGAAAAAAATTTAATTACAGAATTAAAGGATAGAAATAATGTTGATGAAATAATTGATTATAAATTAGAATATGCTAAATCACTATCTAAAATGATGAGTTCAATGTTGTCAATTGACAAGCAAATTGTTTCTAAAAGAAAAATGTTATTGGATATAGAAAAAGAAAATGTTATGACTATAGCTTCGGCATTAAGGAGTATTCCAAAAAAAGACAATTCAAAAGAGGAAAATCCACTTTTAAGAGTTTTAAGAGGTGAAGCATAATGTTATTAGAAAAAGCAAAAAAATATGCACAAGATTGTTTAAGTGGAAAAGAAATAACTACATTTGAAGTAAAAACACAATGCAAGTGGTTTTTAGAAGATTTAGAAAAGCAAAACAATGATTATTATCCATATTATTTTGATACAAAAAAAATTAGCATAATTGAAGGAATATTAAAATTATTAAATTTTGCTACTGGACTAAATGTAGTAGGAAAAAGCATATATGATGGTTTGGAAAATTTCCAAGCTTTTTTTGTTGCTAATATTTTTGGATGGAAACATAAATCGGATTCTAATAAATTCAGATACAGAGAAGTAGATTTATTTATACCAAGGAAGAATGCAAAAACTTTTTTAGCAGCACTAATATTTATAATATTAATGCTTACAGAAGATGAATATTCGGAATTTTACTCTATATGTCTTGATAGGGATTTAGCAGGAGAAGTAAAAAAAGCAATATCGCAAATTTTAGAGATGAGTCCAGCAGTAGCAGAATATTTTAAAATACCAAAAACTTTAAGCGGAAGACTTGAATGTACAATAACACATTCATTTTATCAACCTCGTACAGCAGAGGCAAACAGAAATAACTCAATTCATCCATCAGCATTTATTGCGGACGAGTTTGGTGCTATGAAAGATATTTCAAATGTTGGAGCAATGAAAACTGGGCAATTAAGTGTGAAAAATCCTCTAATGTTTAGATTGACATCAGCATATGCAGAAGATAAAAGTCCAATGTTAGCAGAATTAGACTATTTAAAGAAGATTTATAATGGGCTAGAAAAAAATGAAAGATTATTTGCTTTAGTTTATTATGCAACAGAAGAACATTTATGGGATGATATAGGATTGCAAATGGCTAATCCACTTAGAATTGAAGAAAATTATGAAGAAATAAGAGATAATAGAAATCAAGCACTTGCTAAACCAGAAGAAAGAACGGAATATTTAACGAAAAATATGAATTATTTTGTACCATCTAATAGTGGAGAGGCTTTTGTTTCAATTGATAAGTTAAGAAAATGTAAGAATACAAGAGGAATATTCGATTGGAATGGAAGAAATGTTTATTTAGGATTGGATTTAGCAATGACAAATGATAATACATCAGTTTCTATGGTGACTATGGAAGATGGAATGATTTATGCAAAATCATGGGCATTCATTCCTGCAGACCGAATTGAAGAAAAAAATAAACGCGAAAGAACAGACTATAAAAGATTCATTCAAGAAGGAAGTTGTTTTGCTTGTGGTGAAGAAATTATATCATATAGTTTTGTGGAAAAATTTATAATGAATTTGGAAGAAAAATATGGAGTTCATATAGTTCAAATAGGATATGATAGGTATAATTGTGTTTCTACTGCAAATAAATTACAAGAGGTAGGATATGAGACTGTTGAAGTCAAACAACATCCAAGTGTATTGCATCCACCGACAAAGTTTTTACAGGAAAGCATTTTACAAAGAAAATTCAGCTATGATGGCGATAGATTGTATGAAATAAATTTTCAAAATGCAAGATGCACAGAAGATACTAATTTAAATAAATATGTTAATAAGAAAAAATCTAATGGAAAGGTTGACATGGTTGTAAGTACAATTATAGCAATTTATTTATTGCAACAAGAAATATTAAATGAAGATAACTTTATATGCCAGAGCTTTTAGGAGGTGAAAAAATGAATTTTATTGATAAGGTTAAGAAAAAAATAACAAATAAAACATATAGGCAGTTAGTAGAAGAAAATCAAGAAATTGTTGATGATACTTTATTGAAAGCTTTGATTCAAGGTGAAGAAATTACTAGAGAAAAGGTACTAATGATACCAGCTGTTTCAAGTGCAGTAGGATTAATTTGTGATTCTTTTGCAATGATACCATTTAAATTATACAAAAAGAACATTAAAGATGGGAAAAAACAAACATCAGAAGTAGAAGATGATAGAGTAAAAATTATAAATTTTGATACAAAAGATACATTAGATGGTTTTCAATTTAAAAAAGCATTAGTCGAAGATTATCTTTTAGGAAAAGGAGGATATGCTTACATAAATAAAAAAGGCAATAAAATTATAGGATTAAATTATGTAGAGGAAAAGAAAGTTTTGTTTGAAAGAAATACAGATGCTATATTTAAAAATTATAATATATTAATAGATGGGAACAATTATAGACCATATAATTTTATTAAATTGCTTAGAAATACTAAAAATGGAGCTTATGGAACAGGATATGTAAAGGAAATAAATAAAACTCTAGAAACTGCATATAAAAGAATATTATATGAATTAGATTTAATGCGAACTGGTGGAAATAAAAAGGGATTTTTAAAATCTTCAAAACATTTAGATGAAAGAGGAATGAAAGAATTAAAAAAGGCTTGGAGTGAATATTTTTCAGGAAATTCTAGTTGCGTTATTTTAAATGATGGAATGGAATTTCAAGAAGCTTCTAATACATCCGTTGAAAATCAGTTGAATGAAAAAAATAAAACGTTTAGTGATGAGATTAAGGAAATATTTCATATAGGAAAAACACATGATGAATTTTTAAAAAATACAATTATGCCAATTGCAATAGCTTTTTGTACAGCTTTAAATAGAGAACTTTTACTTGAAAAAGAAAAAGATGATTATTATTTTGCACCAGATTATAGTGAACTAATTAAATGTAGCTTAAAGGAAAGATACGAAGCATACAAAATAGCGATAGAAGCAGGTTTTAAAACAAGAAATGAAATAAGATACCTGGAGGGAGATGATGCACTTGAAGGACTAGATATGATTAATCTAGGACTTGGAGATGTATTATTTGATCCAAATACGATGCAAATATATACACCAAATACAAATAAAATGGTAAAAATGGGAGAAGTTAAAGAAGTAAATAATGGTGAATATACAAACAATAAAAATATAAATGTGGAGGGAGGTGAGCAATTTGAAGAATAAGTTTTATGAAATAAAAAATATAATACCTAATACAAGTGCTGATCTATATATTTATGGTGAAATAGTAACAGACGATACTGATTGGTGGACAGGTGAAAAAGATAATAATTTAGTTGGTTTACAAAGCTTTAAAGAAGAATTAGATAATTTAGGAAAAATATCAGACTTAAATATATTTATGAACACACCAGGTGGGGAAGTATTTGTTGCAACTACAATATGTAGTATGTTACAGAGGTTAAAAGATTCTGGAACTAAAATTCATACATATGTAGATGGATTATGTGCTAGTGCAGGTACATTTATTTTGATGATGGGTGATGATGTAAATATTTACGAAAATTCAGTAGTAATGATACATAAACCAATCAATATTTGTTATGGAAATGCATTAGATTTTCAAAAATGTATAGATGTTTTAAATACGATTGAAAATAGTACAATGATACCACTTTATGCAAAAAAAGCAAAAGTTGATGAAGAAAAAATAAAAGAATTAATAAATGCAGAAAGTTGGTTGGGTGCAAAAGAAATAGAAGATACATTTGATGTAAATCTAATAAAAGAACAAAAACAAGTTGCTGCATGTGCTTCTAATCTGTTTAAAAATTACAAGAATGTACCAAAAGAATTTAAAAATATGATTAAAAAAGCAGAAGAACCAAAATTGGATTATTCTGATTTTGAGAAAAGACTATTTAATATCAAAAAATAACGAAAACAGCTATTAAGTTAGTTGTTTTTTTATTTTTATAAAAATTTTAAAAAAGGAAGGTAAAAAAAATGAATGAAAAACAATTAAAAGAAAAAAGAAACGAGTTACAATCAAAAATGGAAGAAATTTTAAATAAAGCTAAAATTGAAAACAGAGCTATGAATGATGAAGAAATCAAAAACTTTGATGACGTAGAAAAAGAAATCAAAAACATTGATGCAACATTAGATAGATGTGATAAAATTAACAAAATGGAATGCACCAAAAGAGAAGGAGAAAAAGAATTAACACAAGAAGAAAAAGATGTTAAAGCATTTGCAACATTTATAAGAAACTATGTGAATGGTGTACCACAAAATGCTGAAACACAATTAACGAAAGGTGACAATGGAGTAATGTTACCAAAAACAATAGCTCAAAAGGTTGTTGATAAAGTTAATGAAATATCACCACTTTACTCAAGTGCTACAAAATACGATGCAAAAGGAACATTAGCTGTGCCAAAATATGATGATACAACAGATGATGCAACAGTTGCTTATGCTACAGAGTTTGATGAATTAGTTTCACATTCTGGTAAATTTAATACTGTCGAATTAACTGGATTTTTAATTGGAGCATTAACAAAAATATCAAAATCATTATTAAATAATAACGATTTTAAATTAACAGAATATGTTATAAACAAAATGGCTGAGAAGTTTAAATTATTCTATGAAGGAGAAATGTTAAATGGAACATCTAATAAAATTTTAGGAATTGCTGGTTCTTATGATTCGAAAAATATGAAAGTAATATTAGCAGCAAAATCTTCTTTAAGTGCAGATGAATTAATTGATATTCAAGAATCTGTTCCAGATGTGTTTCAAACTAAAGCTTATTGGATTATGAATAGAGATACAAGAAAGAAAATAAGAAAATTAAAAGATAGTGATGGAAATTATATTTTAAACAGAGCTTTTAATGAAAAATGGGATTATGAATTATTAGGAAAGCCTGTTTATTGTTCTGAAAAAGCAGAAAAATTAGGAACAGCATCAAAACCAGTTATATTTTACGGAGATTTTTCTGGACTTGCAATTAAAGAATCAGAATCAATGGAAATACAAATATTGTTAGAAAAATTTGCAACACAACACGCAATAGGAGTTGTTGGATATTCTGAATTAGATGCTAAAGTAGAAAATACACAAAAAATAGCTGTTGCAGTATCTGGTGCAACAGACCCAGCATCTAAATAGACTTCCTAAAAGGAGGACAAACAATGAAAGTAAGTGAAATTACTGTAAAAGATATAGTTAACTATTTGAGATTATCAGAAGTTAGTGAAGAAGATAATAAAAACATTGAACTATTTTTAAATATTGCTAAAAATTATATTGAAAATTATACAGGAATACCGCAAATGTCCGATGATAAAGAAAAGGAAACACTTGATACATATTCGGACTTTATCATTGTTGTTTATGTTCTATGTCAAGACATGTATGATAATAGAGCCATGTATGTCGATGGTAAAAACATAAACAATACTGTAAAAACTATTCTTGATATGCACACGAGGAATAATTTATGATAAATGCGGGTGATTATAACAAAAAAATATCTATATATCAAATTAAAGAAGTGGAGGATAATGATGGATTTGTTGCAAAAAATGAAGTTATTATCCTTGAACCTTTATCTAAAGTAAAAACAACAAAAGGTTATACTTTGATTGCGAATGGTTCTGATTTTGAAAAAGCTTATACTAATTTTACTATTAGATATTCAAAAAAAGTAGAAGATGCATATTACAATTCAAACAGAGATGTATATGTAAAATATAAAGATAAAATTTATACTGTTGAATATTTAAATAATGTAGATGAGGCAAATATTGAATTGGAAATGCAATGTAAAAGAGTGACGAAATAATGGCAAGATTCAAAGAAGAACTACCAAATGATTTAATAAAGATGTTTCAAGAATTAGATCAAGATAGTGAAAAAATGATAGGAGAAATGACAAAGGCAGGAGCAGAAAATGTATATAAAAATGTACTTAAAAATGTTCCAGATTCTTTTAAAAATTCTAATATAATGAAGTGCTTAAAAATAACAAAAGTATATAAAACCCCAAGTGATGGAGGAATAAATACTAAAGTTGGTCTATATGGATATTTCAAGAATAAAAGAGGAGTAACGACACCAGCACCACTTGTTGGAAATGTTTTTGAACACGGAACATCAACAGTAAAGAAACATCCATTTATGCGTAAATCATTTAGAAAAGCAGAAATAGAAGCGGAAATGAAAAAAGTTCAAGAAAAATATTTGCCAAAGGAGTAGGTTATGGAAAGCGAGATAAAGAAAATATTAAAATTAGATGTTCCAGTTGCACATTTAAACTATAAAGGAAATAAGAAAACTTATGTTGTTTGGACAATAATAGATGAAGAACCAGCATTTTCAAGTGATGATGAAATTACAGACAGTGAAGTTACTATTGATATAGATATTTATAGTGATAGCAATTATTTAAAAATAATGAGTTTAATAAAAAATAAAATGAAAGAAAATGATTGGACATGGGATGGTGATAGTCAAGAGTTTTTTGAAAAAGAAACAGGACTATATCATAGAACATGTTCTTTTAAGAAAGGTAGGTATATAAATGGCTAGTATAGGATTAAGAACAGCTAAATATAATAAAATAGATTATACTACAAAAAAATATGAAGAATTAAAAAAAGATTCAATAGTACCAATTTTAGGAAGATTAATTGACGCAAAACCGAATCCAGAAAAAAATAGTACAAAACTATATGCAGACGACAAAGAAGCAGAAAATGATTCATCATTTAAAGGAGGAACTGTAAACATAACAGTTGATGATGTAACAGATGAAACATATGCTGAAATAAAAGGATGTGAATATACTGAAAAAGAAGTAATAGACAATTCAAACGATGTAGCTCCAGAAATTGGATATGGACATATAGTTACAAAAATATATAAAGGAGTAAAAAGTTATAAAGTGGAATTTTTACCACGTATTCAAATAACAAAGGTAACTGCAGATAGAAAGACAAAAGGAGAATCAATAGAATACAATACAGTATCTATTGAAGCGGATCTAAAAGAGTTAGAAGAAGAAATAAATGGTATGAAAGTTGGAACTTGGAGAAAAATGAAAACATTTGAAACATTAAAAGAAGCACAAACATATCTAGATACACTTTTAACACCATCAAAATAAAATTATTCAAGTAGAGGTAGGTTATAATAATAGCCTACCATTTTACTTTGGGAGGTAAAAATGATAAATACTATAAAACATTTTAAAAATGGAAATATAGAGTATCCATTGGCTTTTACGATGAATGTAATTGAAAAAATACAAGATAAATACGGCTCATATGAAAAATGGGGAGATATGACTGATGGAAAAGATAGAGAACCTAATATTGGAGCATTAAAATTTGGAATAACTGAAATGATTAATGAGGGAATAGATATTGAAAATGAAAATTTAGAAAACAAAAGAGAGTTTTTAACACCAAAACAAGTTGGCAGACTTATAACAGAAATAGGAATAGCTCAAATGACAAATAAAGTTCAAGAAACAGTAATTGAGTCTACTAAAGACAAAGACGAAGAAGAAAAAAACGTGTAATCCACGAGGATGAAGAGTTTATTATTGATTTCTCGTGGATTTTATTTATAGGACATTGTTTGCTAGGTTTTAGCGAAAAAGAAGTAGGGAGAATGACTTTAGTTAAGTTTTCAAGATTATATAAACATTATAAAAACAATTATGATTTTAAATTAAAGAAAATAACATATGAAGAAATAGAAGAAAAAATAAATCATCAAGGGGAGATGTTTAGCGGTGAATAAGATGGAAAAAATTAAATGTCCTCAATGTGGACAAACTCTGATTTTTATAAATCACATTGATGGAGAAATAAAATGCACAAGATGCAAAAATAAAATACGAATACAAAAAGAAAAGAGTGAGGAACATGCACATACAGAGTTAGTGAAGTAGTTACCCAATACCTTTCTTTATTATATAGATTTTATAAATAAAGAAGGTGAAAAGATGGCATCAAGTTTTGGAGGAACAGTTAAATTAACTGGAGAAAGTGAATATAGAAAAGCATTAAGAGATATAACAACTAATTTAAGAGAAGTTTCAAGTGAATTAAAATTAGCAAATACACAATTCTCATCTGGAGATAAAACTGTAAAAGAAACAAAAACAGCATATAGCAACATGAATACCGCTATACAAGAACAGAAAAATAAAATAACAGATTTAAAAATACTTATAGCTCAAATGACTAAAGAATATAGTGAATATCAAAATAAATTAGCACAAGTAGAGGAACAATATGGAGAAAATAGTAAAGAGGCATCAGAATATAGAACTAAATTAGGAAATGCAGAAAATCAATTAAGGACTTTTAAAACGCAACTTAATAATACAGAAACACAATTAATACAAATGGAAAATGCTACGGATAAAAGCAATAAAGGGTTAGACGAATTAAAAGATGGTTTTGATGATGTTGGACAAGGGGCAATAAAATTTGGTGATTTACTTAAAGCAAATGTTTTAGGTGATTTTATTACAAGTGGTTTGAAATCAGTAGTAGGAGCCGTTAAACAAGTTGGTTCAGCATTATTAAGTGTTGGAAAAGATGCGTTAGATAGTTATGCAGATTATGAGCAACTTATAGGTGGTGTTGAAACATTATTTAAAGACAATGCTAATACAGTTGAAAATTATGCAAATAATGCATACAAAACAGCGGGATTGTCTGCAAATGATTACATGGAAACAATAACAGGGTTTAGTGCTAGTTTGATTCAATCACTGAATGGAGACACAGCTAAAGTAGCAGAAGTTGGAAATATGACTGTAACAGATATGGCTGATAATGCAAACAAAATGGGAACTGATATGGCTAGTATTCAAAATGCTTATCAAGGATTTGCAAAGCAAAATTATACGATGCTAGATAATTTAAAGCTTGGATATGGTGGAACAAAATCTGAAATGGAAAGATTGCTTTCAGACGCAGAAAAAGTTACTGGAATTAAATATGATATAAGTAATTTGAATGATGTATATCAAGCAATACATATAATTCAAGGTGAACTAGGGATAACAGGTACAACAGCATTAGAAGCAAATACAACTATTCAAGGGTCTGTATCAGCAATGAAATCAGCATGGCAAAATATGTTGAAAGGAATTGCAACAGGAAACACTGAAAATATAAGAAATTTAGTAAATAACTTAGTAGATAGCGTGATGATAGCAGGTCAAAATATATTGTCACGAGTTCAAGAGATTGCAAATGGTATTACAGAGGTACTACCAGAGATTATTTCTAAAATAAACGAAAATTTGCCAACATTATTGGATTCTGGTGTTCAAATATTAAACACATTAGTACAAGGTATTGTTACAAACTTGCCTGCAATTATGGAGAGCGTAAATCAGATAATAAGTACATTATTAACAACTTTAATTGATATGTTGCCACAAATAATTGACGGTGGAATACAAATAATTGTTGCATTAGTACAGGGGCTTGCACAGCAGTTACCAACTTTAGTACCACAAATGGTGGAAACGGTTATTACAATAGTTAATTCATTATTGGATAATATTGATATGATAATTGATGCAGGAATACAACTTATAATTGGATTAGCAGAAGGATTAATAAATGCATTACCACAATTAATTGATAAGATTCCTGTTATTATAGATAAATTGATAATAGCAATAACGAATAATTTACCTAAAATAATAGAAGCTGGAATTTTATTGATGAGTAAGTTAGGACAAGGAATAGTAAAATCAATTCCGCAATTAATTAGTAAAATTCCTCAAATTATAAGTTCGTTAGTAAATGGATTTGCAAATTATTTTTCAAATATGCATGAAGTTGGGAAAAATTTGGTATCAGGTATTTGGGAAGGAATAAAAAATGCAAAAGATTGGTTATTAGGTAAATTAAAAGAATGGTGTAAAAATATTTTAGGAGGAATAAAAGGATTTTTTGGAATACATTCTCCATCAAAAGTATTCAAAGATGAAATTGGAACTAATCTTGCTCTAGGGCTAGGAGATGGTTTTGCAAATACAATGAAAGATGTATCACAAGAAATGTCTGAATCAATTCCACGAGAATTTGATGTCAAATCAATAACAAATATAAGCAATGGAGTAGGCACAGAAAATTTGAATTTAGAAAATATAACCAAAGCATTTATAACAGCAGTGAAAAATCTTAATGCTAAAATAGTTATAGATAAAGATGTAGCTGGAAGATTTGTTATAACGTCTGTTAATAATAAATTAGGAGAGATATATTAATAAGGAGATGTAAAAAATGAAAGTAAGAAAGTTTTTGTTAGAAAATGAAAAAGGTCAGCAGTTTAGAATGGATAATTTAAATGAAGGATGTTTTCTTACATCTCCAACAAATTTAGGATATTCATATAATATAGATTTTGTACAATTAGGATATGAGTTCATAGAAAATAATAGAAAAATCGAACAGCAAAAGCCTAGTGGAACTTTATATTTCAAATCTTATGATAAAATAAAAGAATTTATAGATTATATTGAAAGCTCTCAAAGCTTAAAATGGTTATATATTATACCTTTTGAATTAGAAGAAAAAACTTTTTATAGAGATGTAACTATAATAAAATTAGATAAGACAGAAAAAAATGGAAAATGGCTAGCTTGTCCTGTTGAATTTTCAAGTAAATCTTTATGGTATGAAAAAAACGAGATTATATTTAAAATAGAATCTTATGAAGATGAAATGAGGTATTCATATAGATGGAATAGCAGATATATAGATTATAATTCGAGATCAATACAATTCAATAACAAAGGACATATTGATGCTCCGATTCAGATAGAAATAAATGGTTTTGTTCAGAATCCAGGTGTATCAATTTTTATTGATAACGAAGAGTTTGCAAGTATAAAAATCCCAATAACTATAAAAGAATATGAAAAATTATTATATAGTAGCAAAACAGGTGATATATATATTCAAAAACAAAATGCTGATGGAACAAAAGAAAATTTATGGAAAAACAAATATATAGATATAACAAAACCTAATGTTTTTAAATTACCTATTGGTTCCTCAGAAATAAGATTAGTTGCAGATAATGATATAACAAATGCTAAAGTAACTGTATTTCCTCAATACAAGGCGGTGTAGTATGGGAGTAAAAGCAAAATTTAACAATAAAGAGTATGAATTAATTTATAATTCACAAAGTGGATTCTATGAAATAGAAATAGAAGCTCCAGAAGTTGGTGGGGTATATAATGCTGAAGTAGTATTTGAAGATTTATTAGGAAATATAGAAGAATCAAATAAAAAAATACAAATTTGGTCAAAAGAAAAAAAAGCTAATGTACAAAAAGAAACATTAGTATATTTTTTAGACAAATCAGATTTAGAGATAAAAGATTACATAGAATTTGAGGATTATGAGTATGTAATTGACGAGGAAACGAATCAAAATACAATATTTAATGTGATGAAAAAGGTAAATGCAGAAAATGGCGATATTGTAATTCTACAAAGAGATGGTAAAACTGATTATATTGGAAAAATACAAGATATAGAAAATGAAGATGGGGAACTTCGAAGAAAAATTACATTAAAATATATTTCAAATATTTTTGATAGAAAGATTATAGTAGAAAATGAAAAAATAATAAGTTCAGTAGGAATTGAAGATTTTATAGCTAAAGAGATATATGATAACTTTACAAATTCTGAAGATAATTTATTGAATATAAAATGGTTAGATGTAGAAGTAAAAACACATACAAAAATAACAAAATCTATAAATGCTGAGAATGGTATATATAATTTTCATACTTTTGTTACCAATTGTACTCAAAATTATAATATTGTACTTGAATTTGAATATGAAAATCAAAGAATAAAATTAAAAATATATAAACAAAATTCTGATGTACAACTTATTGATACTACAATTGCTGATATAAGTAATTATGTTGAAAAATTTGAAACGAATATTGTAGCAAAAGTAGTTGTAAAAACAGATACAGATATACAAAAATGGTATTTATTAAGTGATAGAACAACAACTCAAAATAAAGATGATAAAGATAGAGCAATAGGAGAAATTGAAACATTATATACACAAAAATCAGAAGATGCAAAACAAACGGCATTAGATAAATTTAAGTCAAATACATATAATCATTATATATCTTTCAAAATATATAGATATAGTAAATTGTTTGATGTTGAAAAATTAAAAATAGGTACACCTCTTAGTGTAAGAACAAATAATAATATTATACTAAATACATATATTTCAGCGATAGATGATAAAGGAGATAACTTTATAAATATAACATGCGGAAATATGAGAATAAAATTTATTGATAAAATTTTAAAGGAAAGGAAAAATTAAAATGTTAAAAGGTTTTAGATTTACTAATCAGCTTGCAAATGCAGAAGTTGATGCAAGAATACATCAAGAATTTTTAAATAAAAATGATGGGATTTTTTATGGGATGGAATTAAGTAAAACTAATAATTCTATAACGATTTCAGAAGGACTTTGTGAGATTTCAGGAAGGCCAATTGCTGTAATTAACAATGAAATAATTAATGTTAGTTCTGAAAATTTATATTGTGTTTTAATACTTGAAATAGATTTGTCTAAAGAATCTACTATGGAAAACTTTGAACAAGCTTGTTTTAAATTATTGACATCTGCAACTGAATATTCAAAGGTTACACAACAAGATATTAATAAATATGGTGGAACTAATAAGATTTATCAGTTAGAATTTGCAAGATTTAGAAGCGGAACTAATGGAATAACAGAATTTAAAGATACAAGAAAATTTTTGAATTTTAGTGGTATTTATTCTCAAGTCAATGCAAGATGTCAAGAAATCATAAATGAAATAAAAACAGAACTTTCAAATGTTGAAAATGAAAGTAGATGCTTTTTAAAAGCAACACAACTAACTAATGAGAATTTAAATACATACAAAAATGAGGGCTTTTTCTATACGGCCGGTGGAAACACTGTTACGAATAAACCGAATAATGTTGATTTTTTTGGTATGTTTGTAATGAAAACAGCCAATGCATTGGTTACACAATTGATGGTTTCAATAAATAAAATCTATTTAAGAGCACTTGAAGGAAGTAACTGGAGCAATTGGATAGATATTACAGATACAAGTGATTTTTTATCAAAATCTAAAGGTGGAACAATAAGTAAAAAGACTATTTTTAATAATGGCTTGGAAGGAGATTTAACAGGAAATTGTACTGGAAATGCTAGTACGGCAACAAAATTAAAAACAGCAAGAAAAATATCTGTACAAGGTGCAGTAAAAGGAAGTGGAAATTTTGATGGAAATGCAGATATAATAATAAATGTAACGCAAAATAATATAGCTGTTTTATCTGGACAATTAGATTTAAAAGCAGCCTCAACAGATGGATCATATTCACCATCTTTTAATAATGTTTTAATTGATTTTCCATCAGGTTTTTCAAAAGATAATTGCGTTGTAATATCAAGTGCAATGCAATTAACTGATTATACAGGATATACATTTGATTGTGCTATTTGGGATGATTCAAGGACCTGGTTAAGGGGAGGCTATCCATCTATGGTGACATTTGATTATAAAAATAATGGAAAAATAAACTATACCATTGTAAATCCAACAAGTCAAGTAAGAACATGTAAATACAAAATAGTTTTGATGAAAATAAGTTAAATTAATAAGAGGTAATAGATAATGAAAATAATAGAAAAGATAGTAGAACCAGAAAAGGTAAAAATTGGTTCTATTTTTAAATTAAAAATTAAAGTTATAAAGTTTTTAAGCTATAAAGAACTTAAAACAGAAAATTATCAATATTATACTCAATTTAGATATATTGATTTGAAAGGAGCATAAAAATGGCAAAAACTAAAAATGGTATAGTTTATCCTGATAATTATGATAAAGTTGCAGATGTACCTGCCGATTTAAAAGAACTGGCAGAATCAGTTGATGAAGTAATAGAAAATAATAAAACTGAGATGAAAAAAAGCAATGAAACAAGAGATGAAAAGATTTCTAAAAATGTAGAAGATATAGGAATTATACAAGAAACTATAAAATCAGACAAAGAATCTATAGATAAAAGCTTAGAAAACATAAATAAAAAAGATAATGAACAAGATGAGGACATAAAAGCAAATAAAGAGTCAATTGAAGAACTACAGGCAGAAAACTTAGAAATAAAAGTTGAAAATGAACGATTAAGAAATGATATAAAGAGTATAGCAGTAGTTAACGAAGTAAGTGGAGAAAATATTCACATAGAAGATAGTTCAGACGCCAGGTGTGAAATTGAAATTGGTGGAAATCACCAACAAGATACTAGAGAGGGATATAATCAATTTAAGATAACATCTACATCAACGAAAAGTGCAGGTGTTACTATAACAAAAATTGATGAGTCAAGTGTTTCATATCAGGGAACAACTACAGGAATGTTTACACATATGTTAGTTGAATATGATGGTAATGGACTGGAAATAACTAAACAAATGTATTTAAAGGCTTTTGGTAATTTAACAAATGCAATTTTGTCAGTAAAATTAATAAAAAATGGTGAAACAGAACCAAGATATTTAAGAGTTTCTACTGATTTGACTCTAGAGGCAGGAGATGTTTTACAACAAATATATGTTCAGCAACAAAATACTGGAATTTTAGTTAGTGGAACTTTACAAGTTTTATTGACAGACTACGAAAATAAAGACAAGCCATATGAGCAATACGGAGCAAGTCCAAGCCTAGATTTTCCAAGTGAGTTAAAGGCTGTTGGAGATGATATAAACATTTTAAATGATACTATTTTTGCACGAAAAGGATACTATAGTGGTATTGTAGGAGCAACAACACAAAAAGCCAATACTACAATAAGATTATTAACAGATGAAGATATTAATGTTATTTCGAACAAAGATATTACAATCTCACTAGGAACAGATAAGGATTTAAAGTATAATGTTTTTGAGATTGATGAAAATGACGTAATAATAAAAAATAATATGTCATCAAATAATAAAGACAAAACTATAAAACTACAAGAGAATACAAAGAAAATCTCATTAATGTTGATGTGGCAAGATGCAAATAAAACAATAACACTAGAAGATATAAAAGATTGCAAAATAAAGATTGCTTATGGTACTCGCATAAGCAATTATTCTTCTTGCAATTGTGGTAGTGCAAAAATAGATATATTTAATAAAAATTTTATTGATATTGATAAGTTAAAATCTTTAAATTCAAGAAATGCTTATGAAAAATATAATAATGTAGAATGTTTAAAATTAGTTGGTGTTACACAAAGATATAACTTGAATTGTAAACAAAATACGCAATATGTATTTCAAGTTAATATTGTTGGGTACACATATACAGGCAAATTAATTGGACAATTTCTTATAGCATATACAGACGGAAGTACAAGTTATATGCAAACTGATGGAACAAATGCTGGGAAATATTCACTGATATCTAATGCTAGAAAAACAGTAAAAGCACTTGTATGGAATGGGTATTCATCAGGGCATTTTGTTTATATAGATAAAAATGATATTCAATTAGATGAGGCAACAACTTTAACTAATATAGTACAACATGAAGAGCAATCATATTTAGTAGATGTTCAACAACCGATGTTCGAAGGTGATACTTTTGTAAAACAAGATGGAAAATGGTATGAGAAACATTGTGTAAAAACAGAAATAATGTTGACATTTCCAACTACTAATATAGAGGTTTGTGGAACATTTGCAAATTTTCAAATTAATAGAAATATTGCATTTGCAGTTGTGAAAAATGACTTGAAAATAACAAATGTAAGAAATGATATATTATGTGACAAATTAAAAGCAAAGGATAATAGTATGTGGGGTGGCAAAGAAGATGGTATCCAGACATATATAAATAGTAATAAATTTATGATATCAATACCATTCGAGGATATTGAAAAAAATTTTGGAGAAGAATTAACAATAAATAATTATAGTCAAGCATTTAAAAAGTATATAAATGATAATGGTCCATTTAAAATTTATTATTTATTAGAAGAACCAGAATTAGTAGAATGTACGGAAGCACAAAACAAGGTATTAGATGAGATATATAATAAAGCTCATACATACAAAAATATAACAAATATCTCAGCTGAGTCTGTAGAAGTAAATCCAACTTTAAATATAAAATATTTAAAAGATGCAGAAACAGAACATAACAAACTTCAAGCACAAATAGATGAGATAAAACAATTGTTAAGTTCAACAGAAACAAGTGCAATGTTATTGAATAACATGCAAACAGATTTAGAAAGTGAGGTGTAAAAGATGATAACTGAATTATTAAAGAGACTAATCACAAAGAAATATTACAAAGAAAAGACAGACATAGAAAACAAGTTAAATGTGTTCTATGCAATGAGTAAGATAACAGATGAAGAATTTGCAGAATTGACATTACTAGTAGAAGATACATATATTGAAGTAGAAGAAACAGAAGAAAATACAGAAGCTACTAAGGGGGAAGAATAATGCAAGATACAGAATTAATTGAAAAAGTAGCTCACTTAGAAGAAAGAGAGAAGTCAAATACAAAAAGATTAAATGAACATGATGATAGACTCGATAAGCTCGAAAAAACATATTCTATAATGGAAAAAATGGATTATAGAATGGGTAAAGTAGAATCAGCAGTAGAAAAAATAGATCAAAAATTAGAAGGTAAAGTATCAGAAGATGATAAAGAAAAAGGCAAAAAATGGGACAAGCTAATTGATTATATATTTTACTCAATTTTGGCAGTAATACTAGGACTTATATATGTAAAATTAGGATTAAAATAGTAGGAGGGAAAATTATGAAACAAGCATGGGAAGATTTAAAAAGCTTTGTAACAATAGCGATGATAGTATTATTATTCGTTATTGTTATAGCAAACTTATTTGGAGCAGTGCTAAGTGAAACAATATTAGTATTAGTAACAAATTTGGTAACAGCGGTATTTACATATTATTTTAGTAAAAATAAAACAGATGTAAATACAGAAAACAAGGAGGAATAACTCATGGAAGATAATATAACAATAGAGAATGTAGAGTTTAATGAAGAATTATACAATAAAAATATTTCAGAAAATATTTTTGAAACTGAATATGAGGCAGGTGAAGATAATGCAAATAACTAATGTAATATGTCCAGAAGCTAAATATGCAATAAAATGTCCAGATGTAACAGAAAAAGAAGGAATATCTGTACATAATACATACAATGATGCTTCTGCAATGGCAGAAATATCATATATGCTTGGGAGACCTGAAAAAGTATCTTTCCATGCAGCAGTAGATAACTTTAGAGTTGTAACTGGATTACCTTTTGAAAGAAGCTGTTTTGCTTCTGGAGATGGCAGATATGGAAGAGGAAATGCTCATATGATTAATATAGAAATATGTTATTCAAAATCAGGAGGAGAAGAGTTTGATGATGCAGAAAAATTAGCTGCAGAATATATAGCATATTTATTAAAACAATATAATTGGGGAATTGATAGAGTACATAAACATCAAGATTTTGCAAATAAATATTGTCCACATAGAACCCTAGATTTGGGCTGGGATAGATTTTTAAATATGATTAAATCATATTTGGAAGATAAGCCAATAAATAATGAAAATACAGAAAATGAAAATGTAGAAAATGGGAGTGATGAAGAAGTGAAAAGATATCAAAATGGAAGTACAACAGAAGTTGTATACGCAGATACAGCTTGTACGAAAAGAATAGGTAGTTTAGATCCAAGAGAAAGCTGTGATTGTTTTGGAATATTTAATGATAGAGCTATGGTTAGATATCAAGTAAATGGAACAAACAATTATAAAATAGGATTCTGCAAATGGCTTGGAGGAGTAAAGTAATGTATTTTGAATGGATGAAAGATTTTCCTATCGTAGTTGGAAAGTAAAATGTTGAGGTAGGCTGATTAATTTCGGTCTACCTCTTTTTTATTTTATATTATAATAAACTTTAAATAAGTAAAGATTTTATATTTTCAATTTTTATATTATTTTTATCATTATCATTTACAATGAATTTTAAAATCTTTACTTCTGATAAATTTTTGTTGATAATATTTAAAAACATATCACCAAAAACACTTTCTAAATCTTTTGGACTATGATGTGTAAATGAAATTGGTTTTAAACTTTGTAAATTAAAAGAAATAGGAACTTTGTTTTCTTCAGGTACATTAGCATAAATTAGATCTTTATCTTCTGTGATAAAGTAAAAATAATCTTTTATGAGTGGATCAGGATTTTCAACAGAATTTTTTTCTAAAAAAATGTATTTCATAATTTTATTCCTCCTTTTTTTCTATACTATATCACATAAAAACTAAAAATGTTGTCGAATTTTGTAAAAAAAGATAAAAATAAATATAAAACAAAAATTGAGGGATAAAACTATATTGCTTGAAAATAAAAACGGCTTAAAATTGATTTTGACAGTACAATAAAATGCAGTATTTTCAAGACTTTTATGATAATCGAAATTTGTCGAAATGTTTTATGAAAATTAATAAAAAGTGTTGACTTTTTATTAAAATATTCATATAATTTAATAAACAAATCATATGTTAATCCATATGAGAATAACATATATATAAAGGAGGAGTTTATTATGTATGGAGAATGGATGAAAGATATGCCTATTGTTGTTGGAAGCGAGAATAAAGACAAGAAGATAAAATAAATATATTTTTTTACTAAGTATTTGATACCGAAAAAAAGGCAGTTTTTTAAACTGTCTTTAATTTTGGTTCTAAAATTTTGTTGACTTTTCTTTTTTGCTTTTTTTCCTTTTCTAGTTGTTTTATGTATAAAGAGGTCCATTCTTTATATACATTAATTATACTTGTAAAATATTTATCTGTATAGCAATTTTCATTTGAAATAGCAATTTCTATGCTTAATGTTCGTATTGTTCTTAAAAATACTTGATGTAATGATTGGTATACAAACTTTGAACCTGCAGCTTGACTTGATAAGCTCATACATAAATATTCTAATTCGTTTAACACATCTGTTTCTAAAGCGGAAAATTTAAAGGGAAGATTTGAGTTATCTAATGTAAATAGTTTTTGTGCTTCTTCTTCAGAATATATTTTATTATTTTCTGTTAACAAACTAAATAAATTAAATGATATTCTTGAGTCTAATATTCTATAATAAATTTGATTTAAATTAGATTCATCTCGTTTTTTTCTATATTTTTCAATAAAATTATCATCATTATAAATATTTCTTATTTCGTTTGTGTTGAAAAAATAAAAACTTTCATAATCTTTAGTATCTAATTTCAAAAATGAACCAAGTTCGCTATTTTTAAATACCTCACAAATTATAGAACATTTCAATGTTAGTTCTTCAGAAAATGATTTTGCTATTTCAGAAGCTTTTTCTTGTTGCCTTAACTTTGTTGTTTTGTCGTATTGAATTAAAGCCCATATAGCACCAATAATCATTCCTGCTAAAGTTAATATAGTCAAACAGTTATTTAATGAAATAAAGTTAAAAAATATAATTTGTTGTTCTTCTTCTGAATAATAAATACTAACACAATCAATACCAAAAACTTTTTTTATACTAACACAAAAAATAGCAAATAATATTAATACTATTAAAAAAATAGTAACAACTTTGGTTCGAGTTGGATGTCTTTTTATTGCATCTATCATTAAAATCCCCTCCATACGGAAGTATTATATATAGGTAAGGCAATAAAGTCAAGAAAAAACCTAAAAAATGTAAATTAAAAGACAAATTTTGACAAACAATTAACATAAAATATGTTATAATGTATATGAGGTGATCATATGCAAGAATATTATTTAAAATCTTTACAAATGATAAAAAATCTCAGCATAAGAAATAAAAAAGAATATAATAAGCTATTATCTGATTATTTAGTTTTAAGTGTAGAAAGTCTAAAATATTATGCAAGAACAAATAATTTTAAGAAGATAATAGAGAAAGCAAGAGAAGTCTAAAAAGGCTTCTTTTCTTTTTGGAAAATATTACATTTCCACCAAAGTGGATAAAATGTATGCTATAAGAGTAAATAGAACATACTAAAGACAAGGTGGAAAGATGAGAATAGAAATATTATTGAAAGAGATTAGAATAAAAAAGCGGATATAGTTTAGAAAAATTATCTAAATTAACAGGAATATCAAGTTCGCATTTGAATTATATAGAAAGAAATGAAAAAGAGCCATCATTGAGCATGGCAATTATAATAGCACAAGCATTAAATATAGATATAAAAGAATTATATAAAATAGTACCATAAAAGTACTATTTTTATTTTTTGTATCGAAAAATGGCACTTTCATATAATATCCACCATAGTGGATAATTTTTACGATATTTATAAATCGAAGCTTCAAACAAACGAAAAAGGAGAATATTATAGATATGAATGTAGTAGAAAATGATGTAAAAGAATTAAGTAAAAAATATTGTAAAAAAGAAAAATTAATAAAAATTATTATTGAAAAAAGTTTAGAGCTAGGGTATAATGAAAACGATACGATAAATAACATAATTGAGTTTATGGAAAAGCAAAATAGTTGACATTGTCAACCATTTGTCAACCATGTATAA